TGGTTAATCAAAGCGGGCGCCGATGAAGAGAGTGACGACCAATTGAGGGTGCGCATTCGCAATCAATTTAGTGGGGTGGCGAAATGGCACATTGATGCGGCTTATCGTTCATTGCTGATGTTGCGCGCCGGTATCAACAGTGAAAATGTCTACTTCAAGCACAACGCGCCCCGAGGCCCTGGTTCGGCGAATGCGTTTATTCTATTGGATTCTGGGGAGCCATCGCCTCAAATGTTGGCGGATCTAAACACGCACATTAATCACGAAGGGAATCACGGCCATGGTGATGATTTAAGAGTGTATGCCATGCCAGGCAATACCATCACAGTGAAGTGTCGAGTGTGGATAGGGCGAATACTGTCGATAGAAGAGAGCGCGCAGCTTGAAACTAATATTGCGCTTTTTATTGGCTCGGCCTTTAGGCAGAACACCGATTATAACGTCACGAAAACCAAGCCTTCTTCGCGGTTTAGTTTTTCGAGATTGGCCCAAGAGCTGCACGGTGAATTCTCCGTATTAGAATCGATTGAATTTGATAATGCTGACCTAACCAATGGCATGGAAGTACCAAGAATGGGCCATTTGGAGGTCAGTATTGAAACGGCCTAACTTTACGCTCAAGCATTGGATGGGTAAGAGCGAGATCTACAAACTAGGACAGGCTTTGCTTGGGTATTGGTCGCGAGTACAAGACGTATTGGAGTGGCCGCTTAGGCAGTTAGATCCTATGGTCGCCCCTATCGAATTTGTTGATTTGATGGCTTGGCAACGCGACATCGAACGTCTGCCTAAAGAGCCCGAGCATATCTACCGTATTCGAGTGAATTTTGCTTACGCCTTTGCAACTGGTGGCGGCTCAGAGGTGGGTTGGGAAATCATGTTCGATCAGCTGGGTTATCCCCATGTCGAAATCGATGAGCGTTTGAACTATTACCCTTGGGATGTGGTGAGCGTGAAAGTGCGAGACAGCGATTTGAATGAAGTCCCTGGCTTGATGGACGCCTTGGTTCGCCAATATGGCAGAACCTGCCGTCGATACAGCTTTGATGTGACAACGGCGGCTTATCCTCATATTTCGGTCACCGAGTTCAGTCACACCCACGAAACGTACAGCGCATCAATAGGATAGGTTATGGCAGTCATTACCATTGCAGGCGAGCAGCTTATTGCTCGAAAACAACAAGCAAAACAACCCTTGGTGGTCCGTGAGTTTGTGCTGGCGCATGTGCCTAACTTAGATCCACTGATACCGCCACGAAGAGACCAATCGCTTCCGACGAGTCGTCAGATTGTGTTTCGCAGTGCACCGACGCGTAGTGCTTGTGTGAATGGCAATGAGGTCGTCTATTCGCTGATTTTAGATAACACGGTGGGCAACTTTCAATTCAATTGGCTCGGCCTGGTCAGCGAAGAAGGGGTGTTGATATCAGCCAATCACATGGTGGTGCAATCCAAACGTAAGAACAACGAACGCACCAGTGAAGAAGGCAACAACTTAACGCGCAACTTCTTGCTGAAGTTCTCCGGCGCTCAGGCCATCACCAATATTACAGTGACTCCAGAGACGTGGCAGTTTAACTACGAAGCCAAACTCGATGACATGGACGCTCTGATTGCGCAGTTGAGTACAGGCCTATTTCTCGCGCAGAAAAACATCATTCTGCAGAGTCATGAAAGCATGTCTCTGCGCGATAAAAATCGCTTTCTAGAAGATCGAATTAAAGGGCTTGAGCAACAAGACCAAAATCATCAAGTGCATCATGACGTTCTTCAGGTTCAACATCATCGCGAGCATGAGAAATTAACGCAAGAGCGTTTAGATATGGACATTTCATTAACTACGGGATTGTTACAAAACCAGAAACAGAATGTTCAGCAAGAGCATGAACTCATGAAGCTGAATGACAAACTAAGAGTCATGGAGAAAGAAGATGAGTAATACAGACTCGCTTTTACAACAAGCGATTAGTGCTTCTTTGCAGCAAACGGAAGCGAGCAAAGCGGTGACCTCTGAGGTTAACCAAAAAATGGGCAAAATCGATAATGAAGTTGCTCAAGCCAAAGCCAAGATTAATAGCTATGTTGCCGGTGCAAGAGGGGAATACGGCATCACGCGGCAATCGAAAAATCAATATGGGAACCTAACGGGAGATAGCCTGGATTTCTTTGCGAAAAACTCCGCTTTTGATATCCGTGTCTCACTTTATCGAACGATCGTGACAGGCACTGATTGGGCAGAAAGAGACGCAGAAGAGCAAGAGATACTGACGGCAATGGGGCGCGCGGGCGCTAAACACTTCAAGCCAAATATTCAAGTTTTAAAAATGGTCTGGAGTGGCTTTGATAGTGAGAACCACAGTCGATACACCATGTACCCTAACCCAGTTATGACGGCCTCTACGATTGTGACCGCTGGCTCTTATGCCAAACTCCTGTCGGGAGATGTTCGAGGGGCATGGTTAAATGGTGTTACAAGAGAATGGGGGTGTTGTGGCCAGCATTACAATCCTGTGGCAGGTTACTATGTCCATGCTCACCCTGGCCCGTATTCTTCTTCTGGTGAGGTTTTGTTCTTATGGCCAGGAGCGGTCTCTGGTTATGTTTCACTTGATAAAGAAAACCCTAAATGGGGTTACTTCCCTTCACTTTATGGTGATGCCCCTTTTGATACTAAGCCTGGGAGTTAATAATGGAAAATGAATTGCTAGATTATTCGAATGATATCATCAGCTTAGCAGAGGTGAATGAGCGATGTGAAAAGCACATCATTTCCAATTATTCAATTGGTAAGCAATTGACGTTGGAGCGAACGGGAACGGATGAGAAAAAGCTACAAATGCATACGTTCATTGACGCGTGTCGTACATGGGCTAACTCAGAACATCCTAAGGTGCACGAACTGTATGAAATCCAACCATAGAAGTACGTGATGCTCATTCTTAACGGCGCTCAGCTCCCATTAAAGAACCTACGTATTAGCGTTCGTCAGCAATTGGCCGGACAAGATATGTCCGGCCAAACTTCGGCCACCGACCAAGCGGAAACAGGCAGCAAGGGTAAAATACTGACGGTGAAAGGGGTGATCCCTTTTACCAAAAATCAGTTGCTGACTAACTTGTTCAGTATGGCCGAAGCGCAAGAAAGCGACGCGCGCCAAATCTACCGTATCAGTAACAAAACAGCCGAGGCGTTGAAAATTCGCCAGGTGAAATTCCAAGGGGTAGTGCGGGCCGATGAGCAAGAGTCTCATCGCCAGTGGAGTGTTTCGTTTGAACTGGTCGAGCACTTGTCTGTACCTGAGCGAGTGGAACAGCGCCAACCGGATAAACCTGCAGCGCAGCAAAAAGTGCAGGGTGTGAATACACAGGTTGAAACTGGACAAACCGGCGATGTACCGCCAGGCACACAAGTGGAATTAACGGGCGTCATGAAGGTACTGAAAAGCGTGGATAATGCGCTGGCTTAAACGAGGGCGTGACCAATGACTACCAACAATAAGTTTCTTTGCCGCGCTTACCTGGGTAAAGAGAAAACCAAAGTGAAAAGCCATCGTATTGTCTTCAGTGAAAATACGCCTGGTCGTTGTGAGCTTTCGGTTGAAGGGAACCCTGAGCCAAACACGCTCATCGCGATTGATTTAGGGTGGGGTGATGACATTACTCGTGTCTTCTTGGGTTACATCGAACGCGTTCAACCCTCTGAAAAAGGGTGGTCAAAAGTGTTTTGCCGTGAGCTCGCGGCCATTCTCTATAAACCGCTCAATATCATATTGCGCCATCCCACACTGATGCAGCTGCTGAGTGAGGTCACCAATAAAACGGGGCTTCAATTTGTGGTACCCGAAAAGGCGTACAGCAAAACGGCCATTCCTTGTTTCTACAGTGATGGTAATGGGTATCGAGTCATCGATGAGTTAGCCCAGGCATTTAGCATCGATGATTTGTTCTGGCAGCAGCAAGGCAATGGCCAAGTGTATGTCGGCAGCTGGCCTGACTCATTTTGGGCAGATAAGCCGATCACTTTGCCCAATGCACTCATGACTAACCACACCGCCAACAAATCGGTAAAGATACCGGCTATCCCAAAGCTCAAGCCAGGTGTTTTGGTTAATGGGCTTCGATTAGTGGGTGTCGAGTTTGAAGGGACGGAGGCAAAGCTAACATGGATGTGAATACCATCAAGCGCATCATCTTTAGGTTGTTCCCTGAATTCACAGGGCGATGGCACTTACCCCGTTGGGGGAAGGTCGTAGCACTACCAGAGCTACCAGAAGAGGGTGATTTATCCGATCGCTTTTACCCACATTACGCGGTAGATGTTCAGCTACTCGATGAAAAAGGCATGGAGTATCAAGACAAATCACCACTGCAGGCGGTACCGCTTCCCGTTCCTGGTCTAGGCGACCATGCTGGCCGTTTAGATCCGCCGGCAATCGGTAGTATTGTTGAACTCGGCTTTATGTTTGGCCAGCCGGATAAGCCCTTTATTCGTTGCGTGCTGCCACTTGGTTTCAAGCTGCCAGGCATCAAAGAAGGCGAAAGCCGATACCAACAGCGCAAAGGTGTTTATCAGTTAGTCGACAAGAAAGGCAACTTTGAACGTAAGACAGACCAAGCCGATAAGCTTGAATGCCTCACTCAGCAAATCAAAGTGCTAGAAGATCGAGTCGCTGAAATTGATGGTAATCACACCGAAACCGTCAAAGGCAAAAGAACCATCAAAGCTAAGAACATCACCGAAGACGCAGACGCCATCAAGTTCAATGGAGGAAAGGGTGTTTGTACCGGCGCAAGCATTTGCCCCTTCATGGGGAAACCGCATGTGGACGTTTCAAAAACCGTTTATGCAGGGAAGTAACAATGGCAATAAGCAAAGCATCATTAAAGCAAAAAATAGAAACAGAATTGAAAGCCCAGGGCTTTGTGCTCGATGGTGAATTCGCAATGGCTGGCATGATGGCTGAAGCCATCGCGAATGCTGTAGTAGATGAGATCACGCAGAACGCTCAAGTGGAAGTGGCCGGTGGCAGCTCAACAGGAAGTTATAACGTGACCTAG